GAGTCTTTGTTGTTGTAAATCTAACATAACTTCAGAATCACTCATACCTAAGATATTTTTCTTAGCCCAAGTGTGAGATACCGGAAGAATACCAACTTGAGATTGGTCTGATGTTGCATCTTTATATAATTGTACTTTTTCTTTCCATTGTTCAATTCTTAATAAATCAGATTGTGCCGATGGATTTGTTAACGATAATGAAAAATTATTTAATTCATCCTCTAAACCAAGAAGGTAAAGGTGAATCAACGCTATTTTATTTAATTCTTGAACTAATGATTTTTGGATACGATTAATTGTTCTTGCGAAACGAATATCCATCAATGCTAATGTTTTACCGTCACCAACAACCTCCTCAAAACCTAAGAATGCTTTAGGTATTCTTAATGCTGCCAACATTTTCTTTTGTATGTATTCAATATCCGCAATTTCACCTAAGTTTTGTGCTCCCGGTAACGTTTCAATTGGACTTGTTTGAGCGGCATCACGAACAGGAATGAAAAAATCTTGGTCTACTGCCATTTGATTGTATCTCATATCCACTTGTCCGTTTCTTGAATCAACTACTTGGTCTCTTTTGAATTTATTAGCGACACGTTGTACGTACGCTTCAATATCCTTATCATCCATGTTACCAACGAATACTTTGAATACACGTCTTTCGGGTGCTCTTGTTGTTCTATAAATCAACATAGCATCTTCCGCAAGAAGCAACTGTTTCCAAATTCTTCTAATTTTATCCAACATAGATGTACCATAAGGTAATTTTCTATCGTCACCTAATAATCTAAAGTGAGCAATTTCCCAAGCTTGAAATTCAATATCTTTAGTTTTCCAATTAAATCTCAATTCTCTTGATGGTAAAGTCATTGAACTTTGTTGACCCGGTGATTTTGCTTCTTTTCCCTCAAGTCTTTCAATCTCAACATTTGGTAATTGTTGACATCCAACAATACCTTTTTCTGGGTCTATTTTTAAATAAACAAAGTCGTCACCATACTTGCACATACCTCTCGTCCACATCTGTAGATTGGTGTTTAAGTCTAATCTATTTTTAAATAAATCTTCTAAAATTTCTTTAACTCTTGTTGATTCTGAAAATATGGTAATAAGTTCACCTTTTTCGGATAGTGTTGTTGATTCTTCAGCATAAATGTCAAGTGCTGCCGATATCTCAGGAGTAAACTCCATACTTTCGTAATCATAATATGCGGACATTCTGGTTGGTTCATAATAAACCGATTGATTATATAGAGATTGGTCTAATTTAGTCCATTTATCTGCAATATAATTTGACTGTTGTGCTTGTAATAAACTTTTTTCGTATTCTTCTCTACTACTTGTTTTTAGTATCTCGTCTTTATTAAAATTATAAGACGGAGTGTCTTCAGGTTTCACCTTATTTGGATAACCAAACATTTGTGTGAGTCTCTGAAATACTGTTTTATTGTCTGTTGTAGCCATGTATATAAATAGTTTTGATTTAGAATATAAGTATTTTAATTATCATAATAAAGGATTATCGTTTTTTACCAAACAACCATGAGTATTCTTTATATTGTTCCTTTGTTGCACTATTTTGTTGTGGAAATGCCGGATGGTTATCCATACCCATAGAACCAATTTGGTCAAATGCTGTACCATAAGAATAAAAAGACTTATTTGGTTCATACGTTCTTTCGGTAACTGTCCACGATTCCAACATCGCTTTATTTGATGCTTCACTTCTTTGTAATTGATTAAAACACATATCTCCAGCATAAAGTGCCATTGATAAACTCATTATTGAATCATCATGGGCTCCCTTCATGTGGTCAGGTCTACCATTCATGTAAACAAAGGTGTTCAATTCATTTAATAAACGACTTGACCTAACTAAGAAACCTTTTCTAAGTTGTTCTTCAAATGCTGCAACAATTTGTGTTCTTTTATTGTTAAAATTCAATCCCGGAATTTTCTCCATGGCTTTTGAATTGTATTCCCATATATTTTTAGTGTTAACCCCATCAATATAAAGATTCTTGTAATTTAATTCTTGTAATTTCCTTGATGTCGCAACACCCATACCTCCGGTGATATCAATTACAATGAAGGCATCATATAATACACCCCATTTATATGCAACGGACGCTAAATCATCGGGTGGTATTTTACCGATATATTCGGCGACCTGTTCTCTATCATCAAAATCAACTATATTAATTGAAGAAAAGTCCTCACTATCTCCCCTACTTACGTCCACACCCATAATATATCTGTGACCTTGAATAGGTTCTTTCCAATGCCAAAATGTACCTTGCATGTATTTTTCCTTTGGTACTCGAATCATATTCTTTGCAATATTTTCCTGTATTTCACCTGGAATAACACCATCTCCTGAACCTAAAAAGTCACACTCTAATTCTTGTGCAATTTTTCTTCTATCGTATTTGAATTTTTTAGACATGGATTCAAACCATGACGAATAGGGTTTATAACCTAATTCGTGTAACTCTTCGTATTTTTCAATATCAAAGTCATAAAGAACAACATCATCATCGATATACTGTTCTCTATTTAACATGTAATGAACGATATCACTACACTTAACCCATTTTAGGTCTTTAGTATAACGAGGGTCTTTAAACCATCTTAAATCTGTTATATGAAAATCATTTATACCTCGAATTGCTTGGTCATATACACCATAGTAAATTGGGTCATAACCGTTAGGTGTTGAGATAAGAATAATCTTACCACCCGTTGATAAGGATGCCATGGATGCCGCCCAAAAATCATCACCGGCTTCAATGTATGCAGCCTCGTCAAATACTAAAATAGTTGGAGTGTAACCACGTAACGCATCCGCAGATGTTGCAACGGCTTTAACCTCACATCCATTATTTAATCTAAATCTACTTTCTGAGTTTTTATCAGGAGAGAACCCAACGTTAATCCATGATGGCCATTGGTCTAAGAAATTTCTAACTTTGTTAGCCATCTCAATTGCCGTATCTCTTTTGTTTGCGATAATAAGAACCCTTTCTGGATTTTCAGGTTTTGCTAATTGTAATATTTTAGAAATCCAAGCTGCGGTTACCGTTGTTACACCGGCCTGTCTATATTTTCTTGTGATATTCTCATTGTAATCCTCATAGTCTTCTAGCAGTTGAATTTGGTCAGGAAACAATTCCAATGGAACATATTTTTTTTGTGTATTATCGAAAGTCTGTAGATATGTTCTTAAAGCATATGGGGTATCTTTCATGATACGAGCATACTCTTTAAGTTGTTCTATTTTTGTGTTCATATATATAAATACAAAAAAAGGGGGTAAAAACCCCCTTAACTATTTATTCATTCATCATCGTCATCCGCTCTTCGAATTCCCATTTGACTTAAAAAGTCATCTAAGTCGTCATCATCGGTATCATCGGTAACATCGTTTAAATCGTCATTAAATGCTGCAATTGCGTTTTGATAATCTTGGTCTCTAAACATTTGGTCAACACCGGACATTAATTCATTCATCAATCTTTTACCATTTTCAGAACCTGAAACTACTTCTTTCATAAATACTAAAAATTGTTTTGCTGGTAATTTAAATATTTCAACTAAAAGGTAGTTCTGTAATTCTGACTTATTTTCATCAGTTAAAATACTTTCAGGAAATTGGTTTCTTACTCTATCCCATATCGCAGGTCCTAATCTTAAATCCCATACTTCTTTTTCTAAAGTATCTTCAGAACCCTCAATTTCACCCCAATTCTCAGATTCGTTACCCTCCTCGTCCGTTGGTCTTCCTTGGATTGCGAATAATTCAAGTGTTCCTTTAATTAATTCATGAACCAATATTGGAAAATTAACACCTCTTGCAACAATTGTTGGGGGATTAGTATTTCTATCAACCTCTTCTTTACCTCCAACTGAACCTCCTTCTCCTCCGGCGCCACCCATCATCTTTTTCATTTGTTCGTCACTTAATTGCCAATAAAGGGTATCGTTGATTGACATCAACACACCATATTGGTTAATTAAATCCTCTGAACCGGTTATTTCTTCGATTTTATCTGTAACATAATGATACATATAGTGACCCTTTTTTGATGCGCCTTGTATCATATTATTAATTAATCTTCTTTTAGCTTTTTCCAAATCAATTTTTTCCAAATCATCCATCAAATCTGTTTCAACATCAACAGGCTCAATATTTGGTTGTTGCTCCATTTCTCTATTGAAATCATTAGTTCCAATTTCACCCATACCGACAATTTTAGCATTAAATTGTAACGCTCCTTCTGGTATACCCATTTCTTTCATCACCAATTCAACGGCTAATTGTTCTAATTGTTCTCTATGTGCACTTTCAGTTTGGACTATTTTATTATGTGCCATCATCATCATTTGAACCAACGGAGTACCCCTCAAATCTCCTGTTATAGGAGTATTAATTCCAGTATATTCCCTAACTCTCGCAATTACTTGTTTGTATCTTTCAGACGCTAATAGTTCCTGAAAGTTATTATTTGGTTGTTCCGCATTTGGTAATGGGATTTTTTTAAGTGGGGTGTCACCTTGCGATAATTTATTTTGTACCCCTTGGTCGGGTCTATCTGGTGTGTCAAAACTCATTGCCATCTCTTCAATATTTTCTTTGAGTAAAGATAACAAAATTTTTTTAGTAAATTCCATTTTAAATTATTTATTTTTCTTTTCTGATAATGCTTTAGGTTTTGGATTTGTTCCGGGTCCTGGTTGATATGGAGTTTTAGGTTTGTTTGGTTTTTCTTTTGGCGGAGCATCAGGTGAAACTTCAGGTTGGTTCGGTGACGGTGCGGTTGACGGATTATTACCAA